ATTTGCGATGATGGTCTTTGCCTCATCTAGTGTTTTAGCTTTGTTTGCATCTAGCAACTCCTGAGCCTTTAATTCTAAATTGTCCATTTTTTAGTTTTGTAAAACGTTAATTAAACTTGTTAATATATTCGGCTCATCTTTTACTGGAGTGACTAATGTCGGCTCTGTATCTAATAGTGAATTTTTACCTAAATTGAATGCCTCTAGTTGGAATTGCTTTAATGCTATTTCCAATCTACCAAAGCCTTCGTCTGTTAAGCTACCATCTTTAAGTAGCTTAATCATTTTTGCAACCTGATCATTTATCTCTGCCATTGTCAAAGACTTGAATCCTGTGAATGGAGTCTGAGGATTAGCGCCCAAAGTTACATTTGATCCTTCGTATAATTTAATCTCTTTGATCATGCGAATCCCTGTCTTTTGATCATAGTCTGATTTAATAGTTGAAAAACCAATTGAATGCTGAACTACAATTCCCTCAGCGTAAAGAATCATTGCATCCCTGCCGTATGATGTAGGTGCTATTTTACTCTCAAAGTATATACCTCTCTCTTGAGCCTCTAAAACCATAGGCTTTCCATGCGGTTGCGCATAGTTATGCTGATTTAAAAAGAATATCTCATTTGATCCCATAGGACCACGCTCTGCGATTGTTTTTGTTGCGGCACCGGGCATGATTATATCATCATCATAATCCTCATTGCCAAAACTTGCAAAGTAGCCTGTAACTGTCATCCTTTCGGAATCCATGTCCTTTATCTCGGCATTGTAGTTCTTAAATTCTAATAATCCTTTCATCTTTACAAATATATTAATTTTTTAAATATCAAAATTATCCTTTAATATAAGGCGCAGTTCTAGGTTTTAATATAGGCAAACCATCTGAGTCTAATGTTGCTTCTGTAGCCATAACACAACGGCAATTTACAACCTCACTAGCAGGTATTACATTTAACTCATTACCAACATCGCCCGGATACATCATCATATTAGAACCAACCATAAAAGGCTGATTAATTGGTATTCTTTCTGTAGTCATTGCTAAATGAGTTCGCCTTGTCCGTTTATCTTTTGTGTTAATCCAAAACTTAGCAACTTCATAATCAGAACTCTTAGCACCTTCATTGATGCCATGATTTGCAGCAGTTGTAGATTCAGTCCTGGCAATTACTAATGACCTTGCCCGATTAAATGAAGGATCGTTTAGTGTCTCTTCAAATAACTTTGCCTGTTCTCTTCTGGACAAATTTTGTCCTAAAATATTGGCTAATAAGTTTCTTACCTTTTCAGCAGTTGTTTCGTCTATACCTTGAACTTTAGTGCCTCCAATTAGCCTAAAATATTCAACCATCTCAATATACCATTGAGGATTAAAGAAATCTGTAATAAAATCCTTTTTTGTTTTAGGTACTGAGTTACGTATCCAGTCGTATGAGAATGTCGCAGCTGATACTCCAACTTTTGTATAGATTTTTTCTAATCCATCATATAAAGGTTTTTGCTGAATTAAGAACTGAATGTATAATTCTATGTTATCAAAGTTATCTTCATTCACAAAATCAGCAACTGCCGATGTCTGCTCATCTAATGCCTTCTTAATGATAGGATAAGCATAAGCCTCATACTCTTTATGTAGCTTTAAATAGGTTTTGTGGTATTTAACACTACTTGCCATTTATGGTTGCATTGTTATATGCCTGATCTAAAGATAACTCCTCAATAGGTACTAAGTTAGCAGGTACGTAAATGTTCTGCATCTCTGGAGTGCTTAACTTATCATAACCCTGAGCAATACGTTTCTCATCAGGAGTAATCCAATATGAGTTAGCTAACCAGTCAGTTAGCTTTGCCATATCTTCCTGCATCTCAGGATAGCTACTAAAGTCAAAATCAAAGTAATATTTCTTGCCGTATGCTTTAGCGTATGGCTCACAAACAAACTTGTTGATTGCATCTCTAATCTTGCGAGATAATGGAGCGGTTGCATTGTAAATTAACTGCTTGGATGCCCAGCCCATGTTATTATCTGTAGAGGCTGATTCACTACCTGAGAATTGAATAGGAACATGAAAAGCAGTAAATATCTTGCGAGTATCTATGTTAAGCGATTCTATTAACTGCAAGTCAGTAGACGGCATTCCTATCTGAGTCCATTTCAAAGGACCTGAACTCGGAAATATTCTATCCATTAAAGTCTCGCCACGCTTTGCATCAACTATCTTTTCTTTTAACAGATTCATCTGGTCTTTAGTCAGATTAGCACCATTGCCATCAGGTGAAACAAAACCAAATGCACCTCCATTACGGATCTGCTTTAGTAATTCGTTATCGCCTTCATTCTCTTTAAGTACGTTTCTGTAAATAGCTTTTATAGGTGACTGTCCGTATAACTGCGCTCCTGTTAGCGTAAAGTCAGGATTAAATGATTTAAAGTGAACAACCTGATTAGCAGGTAAAGGCACTTCCTCAATATAGATAGATGTTAAAGAATATCCTTTGATAGGCTCAAACATACCACCTGAGATAATTTCAATCCATTGACTAGGTAAACAGTATAGTTGTGACCAGATTTGTTTCTCAGTCATCACATCATCCTTACCATTGCCAAATATATAACCATCGCCTGTACATAGGTAAAACCCTGCAAGATCGGTCATCCATTCTTCATAAGTCTGTAAAGGATTTGGCTTTGCTAATAAGTCAAGTATAGGATTGTTTTCTACTTGGTTAAACATCTGCTCCTTTAATTGTAATGTTCTCATCTTAGCAGATGCACCCTCAGCCATTGACATATTCTCATATATCTTTAAATCCTTTTTAGTTACGCCTTCTTTGACTTCATAAAGACAGTAAGCGCATTCCGCAACCTTTTTACTAATAATATCAATGCAAGTGTAAACATCAGCGTTCTTTTGGAATCCCTCTTCAACAAACTTAATCTTATCTGAAAAATCAACTATAACCTGATTATTTCCAATCCATCCAAAAACGTTTTGGTTGTAAAGGTTAGCAGTTATGCTTTGCTGCAATCCGGGCATCAAAGACTGTAATTGATTTTGGGCTGCCTTTTCAATATCAGCCTTAAAGAATTTTTGTAGTATGCCCATAATTACCATTCAAATGAATATTCCTGTACAAATTTAGATGCCAACTTATTTAATGCCACGTATCTCAAAGGATCTATGAGGTGATTAAAGGCATCAATCGGCTCATTTAACATTTTGCCTGTTTTATCTTTTTTCCAAATATATGAATAAAGTTCCTTTTTTAGATTATGGCTATTTGCCGTAACATTTATCTTATATCTTTTAAGGATGTCTATGCCTTGCTTAATGGAGTCTGGTCCTTTGATTGCTCCATGAATGTTAAAACCTTCAGCATAGATTTCCTGTATTGATTTTGGCTCTGCACTATCAGCTATTATTTCCTGCTCTGCACTTACCTTAAAATCTCTTAGCTTTTGGCAAATATCCATATTAGTTAACCTAGTTTCATAGCACATCTCATTTACCCACAACTCGCCTTCAGACTTATAAACTTCTATTATGCCTGTAGGATCATTGGTAAAACCAAAGTCAATCGCAAATGCAATCAATTCAGCATCTTCTGGTATTGCCTCACATATTGCCCAATTCCTAAATATAACGCCTTCAATCTTGCCTGTTAAACCTCTTGCATAAACGTTCCATAACTCCTGGTCTAATTCCTTTATAGCCTCTATTCTTTGATGGTCTTCATCTGATAGGAATGGATTGTGCCTATGGTCTGAGATTATTAATTTTGTATCTGGCTGACCGATTAATTTAGTATGCGCCCAGAACTCATTAGTAGGATTATAGTCAATGTATATTTTATTCTTTGTCCTTATAGCTAACTGCCAGTAAATCTGATAGCTTATACCATTAGCCTCATTGACAAATAAATAGTCACGCTTACCATTCTTAGCTGATTGCTCATTTTCGAATGAAACAAACTCAATAAGTGAGCCGTTCTTAAAATAGATTATCCGTTCAGTCTTATTCCAGAACTTTAACTGTGACTGTAGGTATTTGTTATCTGCAAAGATATTTTCAGCATCTCTGTAAGCACCTTTACGCAAGTTAGGTAAAGACTCTCCTGCAACTGTTATAACAGACCTAGCCTCATTAACTGCGTTATAGAAAAGCAGTTGCATGATTGAATAGGTTTTACTTGAGGCAGTACCTCCCTGATTTATTAGGACTTTTTCTTTAGCCTCATAATTCTCATAAAATACTGGACTGCAATCAAACATCTATCTCGTTCTCGCTATGTGACAAAGGAGGCGCAGTATTGTAAACATTTGGAGCAGGTACTCTAAAGTTAATATCTCCATCTAATGTCAGGCTTTGCGATGCTTTGCCATAGGCACGATCTAATAAAACCTCAGCTGCTCTAACATCTCCTTTTACTGCTTTAGACCTTAATGCCATTAATATAGCCTTTGCTGCTTCTATTCCATCCTTCTCTTCACCTAATACATCAGCTAGTAAAACATCTAACTGCGGAATTTTTCTTATGCCTCCTTTAGGATTGCCAGATACTCCCTTTTTAAATTGAGTATTAGCACCTCTGCGCAATGCCTTCCTCATCT